CATTAAATTAGCGAAGCCTTTTTTTCTTATTTTGGCGGCATCGTAGTAGTTCATCTAATCTTGCTCTCGTTTATCTTTTGTTTAATCTTCTGATTTTCTTCCTCAATATATTGTATAAGCATACCGACATATACATCACGTTCCCACGGTATCATATTCTCAAGTTCCGTAAGACTGTATTTGTGATGCTGTATCAAAGAGAAATTAGTTTTATAATAATTTCTCAGATTATCATGGCCAAATGTTAACCGAAAAAACTTTCCAGTCCTTCAACGTCAAGGTTGTGTTCGAAGCCGCAACGGGAACACTTCATTTCAATTTTCTTTTCAATTTTTGGAAGATTTGCGAAAAAGTCTTCAATTTTTGAGAATTGTTGTTGATTCAAAGACTCAATGAATTCAACAATCTCTTTTGTTTCAACTTCTTTTGCATAATAAAATTGTTCGCCGTCATAGATGTACTCAACAGATTCAGCAATCAATTCAAATGCAATATCAGCAACGTTTGTAAGTTTTGATAATTTATTCAGAATAGAAAACTCTGGATACTTTAGCTTGATAGAAATTGTATCTGTGAGTTCAATAACATCTTTACCTTCAACAACACCTTCTACTTTAATCTCAAGAAGGTTCAATGATGTTTCCATGATATTGCCACATGGTTTTTCATCAACCATATTATCACAACGGTATTTGTTTTCAACAACTTCCCCAACAGACCTTGCACGAAGTTGTAAGAAATAGTATTCAATATCGATAACTGGTAGTTTTTCAATATCAATACCTTCTGTAACTGTGCAATTGTTTAGAACTTGTTTTACGTTCTGTTCAATCGATTCTCTTTCTCCAGATTCCATTGCCATCAGAAGATTCTTTTGTTCTTTCACAAGGAAAGGACGGAAACGAATTTTCTTTTTTGATAATGGTAACTCCAAGTCATAAATCGGTGTATCGATTTTAGGTAAAGCCATAATTTATATCTCCATTCTTAAGGTGTCATTCTATCTTCAAATTGTTGTCTTGTCTCAAAGGGTTGTTGAATCAAATCCCTACCAAGTAAGGACTCCCTTTGTATCGTAGAATCAAATAGTGAATTTGCAATAGTTGTTTCTAAAAGTTCCATTCCGAGTGCTTCAACGGAATTATCTCTCCAGCTTGTGTATGCAAATGTTACAGTAAGTTTGTGGTGACCGTCTGATGACCAATCTAAATCAAGCTGATTTACTGCAACTGGAAATGCGTCTAACATTGTCACGGAATACGATAATTCATTTTTAACATCATATTGATTTACAGTAAGTGCAATCGCATAGTCGGCTTTATATTTTAGATTGTAGTTAATTGTTGGATTTATCCAATTTAACCACGCATCAAAAAACTTCTTTTCTCCCATATCATCAGAAACAATAAAAGTTAGGCTGATATCGTTGTATGTCGTTTGATATGGAAATTTTTCTTCAACACCATATATTTTCATAGATGTTGTTGAGATTGAACGACCAGGTAGTTCTGCATTTTCACAACGCATTCTTAGTGTTCTTCCAATTTCTCTATATGGTAAAAGACCAATTGGAATTGGAATATTTACGTCAAACCTACTTGGTCGTGCTAAGTCTTTACTAAAACTTGCTTTAAAATCTGCGATTGAGCCTGCCATTAGTATGTCCTACTTTGTGCTTTGGCAACCGATTCTGCATATACTTTAGAAATCGGTGCACCTTTGAATACGGCTGTGGGAAGAAAGAGTGCAGTCTCCCACTCTGGTGGTTGAATGGTTAAAATTTTAGATTTTATGTGACCATTCAAATAACGCTTCAAACAAGGCCTAAACTCTTTGAAGTTCTTTGTTGCCGTCAAAATATCATAAGTTACACGGAGGCGTTTAGGTTCATTATTATCATTTGTGACAGCAAAATTCATCAATTTGTCCATAAACATAGCACGATATCTAGGAGGAAGATAATGCATGTTTAGACCTATAAATCCTTCGGCATCACGTTTTAGTGGAATCACCAAAGGAAATATGTCATAGTAGGGTAAATCACCCTTAGTTAATGGATCATAGAAAAAGTGATAGAGACCACCCATCTGAAACTGACCACCCTGTCGCACTTTTTCCTTAGCAATTTCTCTAGCCAATTTGATAGGTGATTTCAGGTCTTTTATTTGGTCCTGTAACCATGCGACAGACTTTCTGGACAAGAATTCTTGTTCCAGAGCCGTTTTTTGTTGTGCGAGTTGAGTAAGTGTTGAAGCCATCCAGTATTTATACTAGAACTGGTAGGCTATTAAATCATATCCGTCAATGAAAGTCTTGTAACCAATTTGCTCTAGTTTCCAACGCATCCACACCGCTTTTGTGTAAGTGATGTGTGCAATTTCAATTTTTAGCAATTCTGCTGTGAATCCGTTCTCAAGGAACTGAAAAAATATCTCATAATCATATCCTTCTGTGTCAACTTGAATAAAGTCAAAATGGTTTCCATATTTTTCATACAGTTTAGAGATGGTAATACCTCTAACTTCCTGCTCAATCATGTGCGATACAATGTCTTCGATATGTGATTTTGGTACCATTGTAGAACAGCCTTCGGCCCAATCTGGAACACCTTCAGTTCCCACCAATTCTGATGGTACTCTGTGCATTGTGACAATTTCAGAATTAGCAATAGCAGAATTTTCAAATTTTAAACCATCTTTGAGTGAATAGTTTTCAATCAATTTTTCAAACATGTCGGGAAGAGGCTCAACTAAAACACCAGTCCAATCATAACTCATCACATATGGATACAGGTCATCATGCTTCACTCCGTCCATTGCACCAATCTGGAGAAAATGCACTTTGCCATCTTTGATACGATTATATTGGTTTAAAATCTGCTTGAATGTTTTTGGTTGTGTTGGCTGTGTTTTGGTGAGCCACTCTAACTCTTTTCGTGTATCGTTTCTCGCATACCAGCCAGTTCCTTTGGACAAGTTTGTAATTGATTCGAAATATTCTTTGTACATCGAACCAATTTTTTGAAAGTTATAATTCTTTTCAGCCCATTCACGACACGCATGTGGTGAAATTGTGTCGATGTTCTTGGCCGCCCATACAAACTGTTCAAATGTGCGGCAACGGAAACCAGTAACTCCGTGTTGCACAGTCTCCGTAAACGCACCCCAATCAACTGTGATAACAGGTGTGCCCGATAACATAGCCTCGATGGCGACATAACCGAAAGGTTCATTATAGATTGTTGGACAGAACAGACCTTTAGCGCCAGCCATTAAACGTTTTCTTTTCTCAACGTCAGCATATCCAACATATTCTACATGAGCAGGCCACGTATCTCCAAGATTGCAATCATTTGGTCCATAACTTGTTCCTGCCAATACCAGTTTAACACCTAGTTGTTCACACACTTGAGCCGCAATATCAACACCTTTAGACCAGACCATTCTTCCACACATTAGAAAATAATCTTCCTTCTTCTCGTTAAATTCAAACTCATCAAGGTCAAATCCCGAAGGTATAGCCACATCATAGAATTTATATTCTGCTGTAGATACTTTACTTGGACCCTGAAGTCCATGCATGACAGCATAAGATTCATATACCTTGTATGGCGCAAAAGAAGATGGATAACCAATCGATGGTTCAACGCAAAGCAGGTCTGAATGTGCATCACATACGGGTTTTTGTGCTATACCAAAGAAACAAAGAATGATATCATGGGGTTGTTTACGTTTTTCAATCTCTTTGATGCAGTTTTCATTGAAGGTTTGAAAAAGTTCATCCTCTTGATTATATTTTAGTCCTTGATTTTTCCAATCATAGATGCCATAAACTTTTTCATTTAATGCACGTGTTGTGACTGTGACATGTTCATCACAAATCACATCAGAGTCTTCACGCCCATAATGAATGACATGCATACCCATGTCTTTATACATTTTACAAAAATTAATCACTTTTTGAGTAAACGCACAAACCGTATACTCTTTAGTCGATGCCGTATGTGGAATCGACAACACATGTAGTCTAATCATTTTAATCCTAAATCATATTCTGTTAACACTTTAAACGCCCATCCACGGTCAAGACAGAACTCGGTTGCGGCTTTCCATTTTGCCTCATTGATACCCCAAGTCACCACTTCTTGGATGTATTGTTTGGTAACTTTTTTCTTTTTTTCTGGTGGTTTAGTCTGTTTTGCTGGTTTTACTTCAATAATCATCACTCGGATTGTATCATCTTTTTGCTTAACTTTCACGTAAAAATCAGGAAAATAACGGTGAACA